GGGCAGTTTGCACTGTATCCAAACAATCGAACTCGTATTTTTGACAACTCACTCACTCCTGAGACACCAAAAATCCCAGATTTCAAGGTTTCGACCGTATATTACCAAGTTGAGAACGGTCATGACCGCGATGGACTCGGAAATGATGAGAATTATTTCTGGAAAACTGCCAAAGAGCGCAAAAACGAAGAAAATTTACCGGAATTTTAGAAAAATGAACGATTTTTTAGACAATTTGGGCAATGATCAGCACCAAAAGATGCTTCGTGAGATCGCAAACGACAAGTTGACCCCTAAAAAGAGCGATAAGATCAAAGAAAGTGAAATCTTCGACCCTGAGAGCGATCCAGAACCGCTTTTTGGGTGATAAATAACTCTTAATCATAGTATTTTTGTATAATCAATGCCTTTAGAGAGGGTAAGTCAAGGATTTAAGGATATTAGTGCGACATTTCAGACTAATCCTCTGAATGATGACCTTATTGCGATCAAAAATGAGACTGCAATCGCACGATCTATCCGAAATATTGTCTTTACCCTCCCTGGAGAGAAGTTTTTTGATGAAGATTTTGGATCTAATGTTTCAAGAGTTCTTTTTGATAATATTGACAATGTTTCAGCGAATATTATTCAGGAGCAGATTAGAGATTCAATCATAAACTTTGAACCAAGAGTAAGATTACGTAATGTAATCACTCAACCCAACTTTGATCAAAATGCATTCAATGTAACGATTGTGTATGACATAATCGGTATTGACGTTCCAGCACAAGAATTACAATTTGTTTTGCAGCCAACTAGGTAACAATGCCATTAGCAAACTTTTCCAATCTTGACTTTAATCAAGTCAAAACTACTTTAAGAAACTATCTAAAGTCAAATTCCAACTTTACGGATTATGACTTTGAGGGATCGAACTTATCGACGATCCTTGATGTGCTGGCGTACAATACTTACATTACCTCATACAACGCAAATATGGTTGCGAATGAGGTTTTTATTGATAGTGCTACATTAAGAGAAAATGTAGTTGCTTTAGCGCGAAATATTGGATATGTCCCACGATCAAGAAAGGCAGCGCGTGCTACGATTAGTTTTTTCGTTGATACGAGTGATATAACACCTAATCCTGTTTCGATTACCCTCAAAAAGGGTCCTGTTGCTGCAACATCAGGTGCTTTTGGCAATCAATCCTTCGTTTTTTCGATTTTAGACGATATTACGGTCCCTGTATTTGATGGTATAGCAACTTTTGATGATATTCCTGTATACGAGGGATCATTACTCTCAACTAACTTTACTTTTAGTTCCAGAAATCCTTATCAAAAATTTACGGTTCCTAACTCTGGCGTTGACACTGGATTAATGTCTGTCACAGTCAAAGCGAACGAGGAATCAACACAATCGGTTAAGTATACGCTACAAGAAAATCTTTTTTCTGTTAAATCTGATTCAAAAGTCTATTATCTTCAAGAAATAGAAAATGAACGTTATGAACTTCTTTTTGGTGACAATATTTTTGGGAAGGCACTTGAAGAAGGTAACTTTATCACTGTGAACTATATTACATCATCTGGTGATAGTGGTAATGGTGTTAACTCGTTTTCTTTTGCAGGCAGATTGACCTATACAAGGAATTCTACCGAATATAATGTCACATCTGGCATCTCCCTAGTCACAACCGGTTTACAGTCCTCTGGAGGCGAATCTATCGAGTCTATAGCGTCAATTAAGAAGTATGCTCCACGCATTTATTCTTCTCAAAATAGAGCCTTGACCGCTGATGACTATGAGACCCTCATTCCATCAAGAATCTATCCAGAAACTGAATCAATCTCTGTTTTTGGTGGAGAGGACTTGATTCCACCACAATATGGAAAGGTGTTTATCAGTATTAAACCAAGATTTGGAGATTTCTTACCAAACCTAGTAAAAGAGAATATCAGAAACAGACTTAAGAAGTTTGCTGTTGCAGGCATTGTTCCAGAGATTCTTGATCTGAAGTACCTTTATCTCGAAGTAACCTCAAAACTGTATTACAACAGTAATCTTGCTCCCAGCTCTGAATATGTTTCATCAGTGGTACAGAGTAATGCGAATAAGTACTCAGAATCAACAGAGTTAAATAAGTATGGTGCGAGATTTAAATATAGTAAGTTTTTGAAGATTTTGGACGATAGTCACGAATCAATCACATCAAATATTACAACCGTTGAAATGAGAAGAGACCTTAGAGTCGTTCTCGATACATTTACTGAATATCAAATTGGTTTTGGAAATGAGTTCCATATTAAAAATATGGGAGGTTACAATATTAAGTCTACAGCGTTCAAAGTAGCAGGTATTAATCAGAATGTTTATATTTCTGATATTCCTAATACTAACAGAATTGATGGAACGCTATTCTTATTCAACGTCCCATCGGTTAACTCAACTAATCCAACTATTATAAGAAGAAACGTTGGTAGTATCAACTACAAAAAAGGGATCATTACTATTAACCCAATCAACATCCAGGCAGGTAAAATCAAAGACGGTCAAACTATTATTGAACTTTCTGCCGTGCCTCACTCAAATGATGTTGTTGGATTGCAGGATCTTTATTTGCAACTAGATATTACTAATAGTAATTTTGACATGGTGGTTGATAATATCGCTTCAGGACTCGATCCTTCAGCGTCTAACTATATTACGTCATCATCTTATGCAAATGGTGCCCTTGTTCGTGTAACAGGTGACATTGGAACAACCACTGGACAGCGAGTTGTTAATGTTGCAAATGTTTCTACTACACCTACTACTAGGAATGTTTCGACAACACCAACAACAACTTCTACTTCCACTTCCACTACCACTACATCATCAACAACCTCGTCTAGCACTACGTCTACAACTCCCTCAACATCTACCGGCACTTCATCTGGTTCATCAGGTGGCGGTGGCGGCGGTTCATATTCCTACTAAGAAGTAAAATCATAAAATGGCAGAACAAAGAGTACTCTTTAGCAACGTAGTTCAGAACCAGGTTCCTGCGTATGTAAGGGAAGATTTTCCGCTTCTAGTAGACTTTTTAAAGCAATATTATATTGGACAAGAGTATCAGGGCGGTCCTGTAGATTTAATTCAAAATATTGACAAGTATATCAAACTAAATGAGAATACCAATCTTGTTGATTCGGTTATTCTTGGTTCGACACTTTCATTTAATGACACCACCATTAATGTTGATCTAACAAAATCTCCAACAGGCACTACTGGATTCCCTGATACATATGGAATCTTAAAGGTAGGAGATGAAATAATCACATATAAAGAAAAAACTTCATCATCATTTACTGGTTGTGTGAGGGGTTTTAGTGGAGTAACTTCATATAGAACAGAAAATGATCCCGAAAGTTTAGTTTTTTCATCATCATTTTCGGAAAAACATGAAGCAGGTGCTACTATTGAGAACCTCTCTATTTTATTCTTGAATGAGTTTCTCAATAAACTTAAAAAACAACTTACTCCAGGATTAACAAGCAGAGAGTTAGCGTCTGGATTAAATCAAAATACATTTATTAAACAATCTAAAGATTTTTATACGAGTAAAGGAACGGATAGATCTTTTGAGATACTATTTAAGGCACTTTACAATGAAGAAGTTAGAATCGTTAAACCAAGAGATTTTCTCTTCACTCCTTCAAATGCAGACTATCGAGTAACTAACGATCTAGTCGTTGAGCCCGTCCTAGGAGACCCTACAAACCTCCTTGATTCGGTTCTGAATCAGAATACCTATAAAGACTTATTTACGAGAGCATACGCTCCTATAACCGCCGTAGAGAAGGTTAATGTTGGCACTGGTAATACTTTTTATAAGTTAAGTATTGACTCTGGATATGCAAGAGACATTGGTGTTGATGGTGCTTTGTATGGATCATTTTCTGTTCACCCAAAAACTCAAGTAATCGGTCAAGTAGCATCAGGATCCACTGTATTTGATGTAGACTCTACCGTTGGTTTCCCTACAGGTGGAGAACTGTATGTAAGATATACTGATAATACCACAGGTGTGGTGTCTTT